GCCTTAACCGGAAACTCCTGCCGTGCGCCTCGTGTGGCGGTATTCAGGGTCTCATTATACCAAGACGTTTGCTGGCACCGATTACGCCATGCACCCCCGTCACTGTCCTGTGTGGTGTCATAGACAAAGACATCAACTGCTGTGGCTGCAATAGTGTCCGCAATGGCGCTCAGATCATAACCTACAATCCCTGCGGCTTCGGCTGCTGCAAGGGCTGCACTTACGGCTGCGCTGTCTTTGTGGGCTTCTGCTGTGTCACGGTAGCCAAGGGTCGTGTCACGGTATGAGAGGGTAGTATCACGCGCGGCTTCTGCACCACTTTGGGCGGCTTCTGCTGCAGTCTGAGCTGCTTGACCTTCTGCAATACGAGCGGCAAGTTCAGCATCAGCTAGTTGGGTGATATTAATTGTATAAGCCATTAGACAGACTCCGTTGGGTTATACCGTACCTCAATTAGGCCACGGACAGGTACAAAGATTTGTTGAGAGTTACCTACGCCAGTGTCAGCAATAGACAAAGCAAAGAACCCATAAGTAGGGTCATCTGGTGTGGGTTGTACTGTCCAAGTATCGGAGAAGTCGTCTGTGATAACTACCTTAAAGATATTATCAGTAACTGTATCATCAATAACAGGAAGGCTGGTTACTACAACAGTGTCGTCCTCTTGAAAGGGGACTACATCCAGATCACCAGCTACGTTAAGGGCTTCTACTACCTTAGCTACAATAGTGTAACCTGTAAGGTCAGTCAGCCAATTAACAGTAAAGGTAAAGTGTACTTGCTCCCCTTTAGCAACAGAAAACAGAATAGCACCGTCATCAGTAATAGTATCAATAGTCTTTTCACGAATTGGTGAACGAGGCATACTCTGCTTTCCTTATTTATTAAACGTCTTGCTCTGTGTCTGTAGTAACGTATTTATTATTAGCACGATCCAACATTTCATCACGAATAGTTGTGTACTCTTCCAAAGCCCAGTGGTTCCTATTGATCCATGACCTAAGGATACCACGTTGCTTCTCTAGGATCTTTGACTGCTTAATTCGTTTGTCTTGGAACTCTTTGCTGGTCACACAACGCTTCTTAAGAATATCATTCATCTTACGAATTAGTGTGTGTACTTCATCAGCAGTTAGTTCCCCAATACGATCCCCTACCTTTTGTTGTACCTCACGAGCACTATCATGGTGCAGGCGGTTAGTATTGTAGAGGGTCATTACTTTTAGTTGGAGGTTATGGAAGTCATCCCCACGACAGGGTTGGTCAGTCCAGTTAAACTCTTCACCAGATTTCCATTGCTTATTAAACATAAAGAAAGGTTGCTTTACGAAGATAGGCCAGTCTACCTGCCACCCGAAAGCATTATCTTGTTTATACTTCTTGTATTCGTCACTCATCTTATTGGTCCAGTACTATTGATTATTATTGTTTGAGGGTGGACCCCCATGATAATTACAACCAGAGGTCCACCTTAGTTTAGTATAGTTTATGCGATAGCGGAGTTGATGAAACCACCCAGATCAGCACCAACAATTTTCATGTCGTATGCCATCTTAACGTGGATCTCTTCTTCGATACCTTCTACGCGCAGGAAGTCGCCTGTGTATGACTCAACAGTCAGACCCAAGTTAGAAACACCCGGCAGAGAGTTCCATGCGTAGGTGAGGCCAGCAGCAGGAGTACGCAGACCAGCAGAGGAAGGCGTGTAGCACAGCAGCACAGCATCGGAGCCAATGAATGCGTTAGCTTCTGTAGCGCCCTCTGCAGCAGTGTTCTCTACTGATTCCATAACGAACAGACGCTCAACTTCGAACATCTCAGCAATCTTAGCCTTAGAGACCATAGCTGGGTTATTGACAGTAGCACCACCATTGATGCGGGCCAGGATGTCTGGGTGATCCATCAGTACATCATATACTGACTTAGACATAACCATTGTGTTAGGCTTGAAACCACCAGACTTAAGCTGGACGGCTGTAGACAAACGACGAACATCTACAATAGGAGTAGAGTTAGTGTAGTCATCCCAGTTGATAGTGACTGTAGAAGCTACGTTAGCAGCAATATCACCATCCCAGTTTGTACCCCATACGTTGTCAGAGAAGAAGTTCGTTACGAAGTCCTTTTCACGATCAATCAGCATGTTGTGCAGGAGCATTTGAGCGCCCATTGCACGGGTTTCCAGAGCGGCATCTTCGTTAGCCAAAGTCTGTGCATCAAAGTCAGTAGCCAGACCGAATACGTCAGCGAAGTAGTTGCTGTTCGAAAGGGTCATACCAACGCGCTCAGGACGGGTACGGGGGGCCAGTGCCTTACGGTTGCCAGAGCGGTTAAACTCAGCACGGTTATAGATGTAGTACTTGTCAGACTGCTTAGATACATCTACGATAGGGAATACCTTATCAGCGATGAAGTTCTCAGTAGATTGCAGGTACGCGAGGGTGAGGTTTGTCAGGGGAGCATCCAGGTGCACCTGTGACGGAGTAAGCATTGCCATTTTATTTATATCCTTTAATCAGTATTAAGCGGCTGCATTGCCACCACGGAAGAAGTCAATCGTCGCCAGACCACCAGCAGCAGCAGCATCGACTACGATACCAACTACAATGTCAGAAGTAGCAGCAACAACGCCTGCACCGTTAGCGTCTACACCAACGAGAGCACCAGCGGACAGACCGCCTGTACCTGCTGTGACGGAGACACGACCATGAGTTACAACAGTTGCAGCAGCACCTGATGTGGGAGTGTTGATGAGTACACCGAATGCAGCATCTGCATTACCAGCAGCAACAACTGTGCTATCTGTGGTGTTCATCTTTACGAATGTAAACTGCGCGGCTGAAAGATCAGCACCTGCAATCATAGATTCGCGAACTTGGTTACCTTGAGTTGCCATTTTAGATTAGTCCTTTTTGTAGATTGCTTTGGTAAGTGCTTTACCTGCGTCAGTTTTCACAACAACAGCGTAAGCCTTAGCAAAAGAGATTTCGTTCTCATCGGCATGTGCCTTTGCGAGAGCATTAAGTTGGTCGTTAGGGTCTTGCATATCACCTTGTGCAGCAGACTTACCGACTTCTTCTGTCAGACCTTCAATGAGGTTATCTGTTGACTTAAGGAACTCTGCAAAGCTCTTAGCTGCATCCTCATCCAGACCATCAAGGGCTTTCAGAAGGATACGGGCGTTTGCCTCTGCAACATTAGGCAGGGTTTCTTGGCAACGCTTAGTAATTTGGTTCTCGGCTTTCTCAATATCTGCTTCTTCCAAACGCTTAAGAATGGTTGCAGGAATATCAGCCTTGTTAATCTTTTCACCTTCGATTTCAAGGTACTCTACTGGGGCCATTTTAACGACACCTTCTGTAGTGATCTTGTAACCTTCATCCAAGAAGCTCTTACGGAGTTCTTCATTAGATGCTTTAAGTGTTTCGATTTCAGCTTTCAGAGTATCAACCTCTGCGGTATCAATCTCTACAGGGGCAACCACTTCGGCTTCCTCTGTCTTTTTGATTTCTTTATCTTTCATAAGTTCCTCTTGGGAATTGTCGCGCTTAAACAAGGTAATCTCGGCAAGCTGATTTGCAGCCCTGTCTACCAGAGACACCTCGTCAAGCGTTAGGTTTTCAAGCATCGTTGGCATAGTGATTACCTTTGCTTAGGTTAATATCTGCGGGGAGTACTTGGAGGTTCCAAGGTACATGCAATCCACAGACGCTCTTGCCCTTTAGAGGGACAATATGGTCTACGTGGTAGGTCTCACCTGTGACTAGTTTCAGGTCTTGAGCCAACCAATAGAAATTCTTAATATCTTCGAGTTGATCTTGTGTAAGCCAATCAGGGGTAGCCTTTAGTTTGGAGGCTCTCCTTTTAGCTGCACGAGCTATAAAAGCATTCTTATTAGTTTCATAATACTCAACATGTTGCTTTAGAATATTATCACGGTTATCTCTATAGTACTTACGACAAGTCTTTAAGTGCTTTACTTTAGTCCTAGAGTAGGAGGCCTTTTTAGAGATAGCCTTACAAACTTTACATTGATAGTATAACCCATCTTTAGACCTACTATGTGTGTGGTAGTCACCAATAGGTTTACACTTATTACAGGTTGTACAAGTTTTAAAACTCACGCCGTTGCGCCTTACCGCCAATACTAAACCCTGTAAATGCTCCAGCCTTAACTGCTGCCCAAGTTTCGTCGTCATGGACTTTTACTGCAATAATCCAACCCTCGTAAGGTGAGGAGATTTGAAAGGCCTCTTTAATCTGCTTGGTTAGGGGGAGAGAATGGATAATGGTTGTAGTAGGCTCACCCTTATGCATAGTTAAGCCTGTACGCGCCCCCAACATGAACTCTGTAGCAGCCTTTTCCATTGTCTCTGGGCTAATGACATCCCCTTGTAGATCTACAACAGGTTCCCCATCTTTAGACACTACAGAAGCAAAACCGTAGACAACCCGTTGGTCGCTATCAATCTTAGTTACTTCACCTTCAACAGTAAAACTTTCAGCTTTATTCATAATCTCTGCTACAACAGCACGGAGAGCCTCAATCATGCGGTCCTCTGTTACTTCATCATAGTCCTCTTCTGTGTA